TTGATGATCCTGCTGGTGGTGGTTTACAAACAATTATTCCAGACAATTCACTTATTACAAGACGTTGGAGATTCTCTGACTTATTTGATTCAGCGCCAGGCACATCTGCTTGGTCAACTGCAAATGGTCGTGGAGAAAAAGACGAAATTCATGTTGCAGTATATGACACAACAGGAGATGTTACAGGATTCGATGTTGATGTTGCTGGACAAAGAACTGCTGCGGTAATTGAAATATTTCCTAGTATGTCAAAAAATCCTAATGCAAAAACATCTGAGGGTTCTAACAACTACTATCCAGATGTTATCTTTGCACAATCACAGTTCATATACTGGACAGACCATCTTGCCGCTGGTACTAACTGGGGAACAGATATTGCAACTGGTACAGATTATACATTTGTATCTGGAGTTGATGTTTCTTCATTAACTGGTGGTACAGATGATTATACTTTAACAGCTGATGAAATTAAACTTGCATACGACTTGTTTGCAAACACAGAAACATTAGATATTAACCTAGTATTAGGTGGTGCATCTAGTACTGTTGCAGACACAGAAGCTGCAATGGACACTCATGTAACCATGATTACTTCACTTGTTGAAAGTCGCAGAGATTGTGTAGGATTTGTTTCTCCATATCGTGGTGCTACAGTAGGAGTTGCAGATTCAATTACTGCAACTAAAAATGTTGTAGATGGTTTCAATAATTGTCCAAGTTCATCTTATATGGTTTTCGATAGTGGTTACAAGTATATGTACGACAAGTACAACGATGTATATCGTTTTGTACCTTTGAATGGTGATACTGCTGGTCTTTGTGCTTTCACAGACCAAATTGCAGATTCATTCTTTTCCCCTGCTGGTTTCAATAGAGGAAATATTAGAGGTGCTGTAAAACTTTCGTTCAACCCAACTAAGGCAGAACGAGATCAACTTTACAAAGCAAGAATAAATCCTGTTGTCAATTTCCCAGGCCAAGGTGTGGTTCTGTTTGGTGACAAGACTGCTCTTTCAAAACCAAGTGCATTTGATAGAATCAATGTAAGGCGTTTGTTCTTACTTCTTGAAAAGGCAATTTCAACTGCTGCAAAATTCCAACTCTTTGAGTTCAATGATGAGTTCACAAGAGCACAATTTAGAAACTTAGTTGAACCTTTCTTGAGAGATATACAGGGAAGAAGGGGAATAACAGACTTTAGTGTGGTTGCAGATGGAACTAACAATACAGGTGAGGTCATTGACCGAAACGAATTTGTTGCAGACATCTTTATCAAACCTGCTAGGTCTATTAACTTCATTTCACTTAACTTTGTCGCTGTAAGAACAGGCGTATCATTTTCTGAGGTAGGAGGATAAAATGGCTAGTATAGATGACTTTAAAGCAAATCTGATTGGTGGTGGTGCTAGAGCTAACCAATTTAGAGTAACAATGACTCCACCTTCTGGTATTGCTATTGGATTAGATGTTCGTAGAACTTCATTTCTTGTAACTGCTGCACAATTACCAGCATCAACATTAACTGAAATTCCAGTTCCATTTAGGGGTAGAAATATTTACATTACAGGTGATCGTCCAGCACCTGAAACTTGGAACGTGACTGTCTATAACGATACTGATTTTATGATTAGAAACGCAATGGAATTATGGCAGAATGGTATTAACAGTTATGTTGATAATACTGGTGTAATTTCTCCTTCTGATTATCAAACAGATTTAACTGTTGAACAATTAGACAGAGATGATACAGTTCTAAAAAGTTATATCTTTAGAAATGCGTTTCCAACTTCAATTGCTGCAATCGAATTATCGAATGCAGAAGCAACTGAAATTGAAACATTCGAGATAAACTTTAGATACCAACACTTTGAACCTTCAGGCGTAAGTTTTTAAACCTACTAAATATAACACAAGGTAGGAGATAAACATATAATGGCTGAATTATTTGGATTTAAGTTTGAACGTACTGGAAACACCAGCTCTGAAGAAAAGTTTACTGAACCTAGTTCAGAGGACGGAACTCTTGAGGTTGCTGGTGGTGGTTTCTATGGCCAACTTCTAGATACGGATGGTAGAGAACGAACTGAGCATGACTTAATTCGTAGATACCGAGATATAGCGCAACAACCTGAGTGCGATAGTGCAATCGAAGATATTATCAATGAAGGTATTGTTGCGAATGAAAGAGATCAAGCAGTTGCAATTATTCTTGATAGGATTGCATATCCTAAAAAAATTAAAGATCGTATCAGAGAAGAATTTGATACTGTCTTAGAACTTCTTGATTTTGATACAAAAGGACACGACATCTTTCGTAGATGGTATGTAGATGGTCGTCTTTTTTATCATAAGGTCATTGACCAAAAGAATCCCAAAAAAGGTATTCAAGAATTAAGATATATTGAACCTAAGAAAATTCGTAAAGTTAAAGAAATAAACAAAGGTGTAAAGCCTGGCACAAGTGTAGAACTTGTTACAAAAGTAAATGAGTATTATCTTTATAACGATAAAGGATTAAAAACAGGAACTACTGAAGGAATCAAAATTTCTCCAGATAGTATCACCTATGTTCCCTCTGGTTTAATTGACCAGAACAAGGGTCATGTTCTTTCATATTTACATAAAGCTATCAAACCTGTCAATCAGTTGCGTATGATTGAGGATTCTCTTGTTATCTATCGAGTATCAAGAGCTCCAGAAAGACGCATCTTTTATATTGATGTTGGTAATCTTCCTAAGATTAAAGCAGAACAATATCTAAAAGATGTTATGAATAGATATCGTAACAAATTGGTATATGATGCATCTACTGGTGAAATCAGAGATGACAGAAATCAAATGTCAATGTTGGAAGATTTCTGGTTGCCTCGTAGAGAAGGTGGCCGTGGTACAGAAATTACCACTCTTGCTGGTGGTTCTAATCTTGGCGAGATTGATGACATTCAATACTTCAAAAAGAAACTATTCCAATCTTTGAATGTTCCTATTTCTCGTTTAGAAGCTGAAGCAGGATTTAGTCTTGGTCGTTCTACAGAGATTACTAGAGATGAATTGAAGTTTACTAAGTTCGTACAAAGACTACGAAAAAAGTTTACTCCAATATTTACTGACATTCTAAAATCACAACTTATTCTTAAAGGTATTATTACTCTTGAGGATTGGAAAAAACTTTCACAACACATTCAGTATGATTTCTTACAAGACGGACACTTTGCAGAATTAAAAAGAGCAGAACTTCTTGAAGATAGAATTAGTGCATTAGGTTCTATTGAATCTTATATTGGTACATTCTTTAGTAAAGAATGGGTACAGAAAAATGTTCTTAATCTTACTGATGCAGAGATTGAAGATATGCAAGTTCAAATGAATACAGAAGCAGGACTTGACCCAGATGAAGGTGGAGTTGATGTTCCACAAAATACTGATGGTATTACAAGATACCCATCTATGGATGGAGCTCCAATACCAGCAGATGACATAGGTAAATACGATGGTGAAACACCACCAAAAAATAATGGAGAAGAAAAATGAGTGCAGAAGATTTTGTAAGTTCATTACAACAAAAAGATATGATGGGAGCAGAAGATGCTTTCAAAAATGCAATGTCAGCAAAAGTAGGTGACGCATTAGAAGACAAAAGAAAAGAAGTAGCTGGTTCTTTTATTAAGAACCACATACCAGAAGTTGAGGCAGATGAAACAGTTTAGCAACCTTTTAAAATCTTTACCAGAGAAAGATGAACACAAGAAATCTAGGGAGTATAAGAAGTTATCTCCCAAGATGAAAGGTGCTGTTGATGATATTTTTGCAAAAATGGATGCTAAACCTTCAGATTTCCTAAATACTTTTGAGAAAACTATTAATCAGATATCCAAGAAATATAAAGTGCCTGAAAAGCAACTTATGGGATATTTTGAAAAAGAGATGTTATCATTTTAAGGAGTAAATAATGTCATTTGTAACAACAACATTGAGAGATACAGTGGTCAATGCACCAAAAGCAGGTGGAATGGTAACTGTTAAAGCAACCTTTGCAAGTGATACTGCAACCAACCTCATTTTAGATGGATCTGGTTTAGACGGATTTGCGAATGGTG